GCTTGGCTGAGATGCTGACCAACTGCTATAAGCATTTTGAACGGTAGTAGGATCTGTACCATAGTGTGTTGCCAAGGCTTGTGCTATCTCTGGAGTCATCCCACCATAGGATTGAACGGCAGCTGCGGCTTGATCCGTTGTGGCATTCGGATTTGCTGCATACCAGTCATTTACTACTTGTTGAACGTTTGAATTGTCTGCCATTTAACTGCTCACATTCATAATGCCACACATGGCTTCAGCCCATCCCTTCCAATCATCATACATCCGATGATCTGGAATGCCAGATTGGACAAAATATCCAATACCATTCATACCATCAACCCATGATCTCCACTCTGTCTCAGGCACATGCCCCAACTGATTGGGGGCGAAAAGCTCTTCCATGAGCTTGCAATACTCGTCCCAAACCATGCCTCGTGGGTCATAACTTATCATGGGTTGCCCGTACCTCTCACGTCTCCAGACTCCACGCTGAGTACGATTTTACCCATCTGATAATCACCGTTGAAGGTGTTTGATTCAAATCTCAGGCGCATCTCACGACGCTGTTCACGCATGTCAATCTTGAGTGTTGTTGGGCTGAATGTATATGGGCTAGAGGGATTGTCTACGTCATCCGCGTAGCCCTTACCAGTCACAATCACGTCCATGTTTCCAACTTGAACAAAGTCAGGCTCAATACGCTCACATCGAGTCCACATGTTATCACCAGGCGCCTGAACCGATCCAACCATGCCTGCGTTCGCGCCCAAGATAGGCGTCTCAAACGCTGAATAGATGGCGTCAACATTGTTCAACATAACCTGATTAGTTCCTGTCTCATGTTGCCAAATCGTATATCCGTTGACCGTCAAAAGTGATGAATTAACTGTGGTGCTTGTTGGGTTGTAGACTGTATAAGTTCCAGTTCCGCCTGTACCACTACCAAGAGCAGTGATCACCATTTGATCTGGTACTCCTGTACCTTGGATGATTTGACCAACCGCCAAAGAACCAAATATCATGGAAGAAACCGTCAATGTGGTTCCAGATACAGATCCTTGGAACTCAACAATTGTGTTGGAGTTGTAATCGCCCCAAATAGGCTTGGGGAAGACTTCGGTAAATGTTCCTGCACAGCGTTGAGCACCAGGCGCCTGACCTGCGTCATACCAAGTCTTCTCTCTCACGTTGTAAATGATCGCATCCGTACACTCAGTTGCATCACCCCTTGGGTAGAACCACCAAATCTCACCATAACGAGGAACCTTGGTGCACCACACCTTTTGACGCTGTGAAAGGTTCACATTGTCAAAGAAGTAGTTCTGGTTCATGGAATTGGGGATCTCAGCGACAACACCGTTGTACATCAAGAATCTATCAATCCCCACCCAATAGTAAATGCCATCGTACTCAATCACTGAGCTTGAAGACATGATTGAGGATTGCTGTGTAATCAAGTCATAACGCCAGTAGAACGTGCTAGAAGTCGTTCCTGTGGTAACTGTAGTCGGTGTGTAGGAGACGCGTATAACGCTGTCTAGAGACCAGAATAGACCCGATGGTGAGGTAGTACCACCACGCAAGGGAAGACCCTTCACGATCTTTGTGGAGGCTACGTTGTTGGCGTTTGCGTCTGCGCTTGTCCAGTTGTTGAAGTCACCTGCAGCGCAGTTCTGGATCAATCCATTGTTGCCATACACAAAGAGGTATGGGTAGAGCATGACAACACCGCCAGATACGGAGATGTTATTGTCAAATGTCAATGTGGGCGTACCTGTCGCAGTTGCGTTGGCGCTTAGGACTACAGTCCAAACTCCACTGACAAGAGAAGATGAAACAATCTTTGTGTTAGCTGGGATACCCGTACCTGAGACCGATACGCCTGCACCCATCGCCACATTTGTAGTTGCAAAGGTCACATTGGGTGATCCACTTGTGGTTGATCCCACAGCAGTGAAAACACCAATAGGCGCCAATGTTGTACCAGTGAACTGACCAAACAATGGACGAGTGTTAACCGTATTGGTAATGTATTGGAGATTCTGACCTGGGTGTGCAATCAACTGAAGCACGCCACCACCAGTAGAGTCGTATCCAATGTCAAACTGCCAAAGGTTATTGGCATTTGGGCTGAAATAAGATGAATTGATTGTGAATGGGGTTGGGCCAGTACCAATCGCTGTGACGTTGTTGGTCACCCATTGCTGAACGCCTGCACTGTATCCAGAGATAATGTAGTTCAAACCATTCGTTGAACTCATCGTCAATCCCCTAGACGCTCCAGACGCATTCAAGAACGCGCCAGAGTATCCGCCTATCTTCCTTGGCAATCCGCGTTGGAAACGCACCCACTCTCCGTCTACATAGCTTGCAGACGCAAATTGAGTACCATCCCTTTGTATGCCAGATGGTACGGTGAGTGATAGGACTTTAGCTGTCAAAATGTTCCTCCGCTAATTCCATTCGCTACATAGAGTCCTGAAGAACTAACGATCATTTCACTTAAACCACCCACTGCAAATCCAATTTGACTTGAGTTGGGCAAGTACATACCAGTGTTCAAGTTACCAGTAAAGTTCAATGATGGGTTGGTCGCAGAGCCTGGGTTCAGCGTCAATGTTCCTGTACTGGTCACGGTGCTTGAAACACCCACAACGTTGGTGCCATCGCAGACCATAGCCAATGTTGTGTTGGCTGGGATTGTTACCGTTGATCCGCCTGCAACATTCGTCTTGAATGTAAGCGTGTATGTTCCAGTTGTTGCGTTTGTGATCACATAAAACTGAACTGTTGGGGGAACAATTACAACAGTGTTTTGACTCAATACGCCAGTGTATTCTTGAAGAACATAGGTGGCTTGAGTTGCGGTCAATGTGATTGTGGCGCCTGCACCCGTTACCGATATCTGCTCTTGTGTAAAAGCAAAAACAGCACTTTGTCCATAACCCCATGAGGCATATCCACCACCACCTGCGGAGACTAAATAGAAGGACTCACCAATTTGTAGTTGGAATGAATTGTTTCCATCAATTAAATCTGTACCTTGTGGGGCAATGTTTAATATGCCAGTACCGTTGTTCTTGATGATGGTGTACCAACCAGCGCCAACATTTGAAGACAATGGAAGCGTTAACGTTCCTGTGCCGCCTTCCCAAACTGAAATTTGAGACTGAGCAGTTGCGTTCAAGGTTGCTGTACTGTAGTAAGCAACAATCGGTGTCACTGTGTTTAGAGTTGTTCCTACAGCATTTAAACCGTATCCTGCAAGCGCAGAAGCGTTGGCTGAAGATGTGCTTGCCCCAAACTGAACCGTAGACCACAAACCATTCGTAGTGGTGTTATTGGTCAAGTAAACGTAATAAGAAATTCCAGAAGAAATCGAAATGACGGTTGTCGTTCCATCATTCTTGTAAATTGTTACTGGATTTGTACCTACATTTTTGATCAACAAGGATTGACCAGTTGATACTTGCTGTGCTGAAGGCAATACCAACCCAAGGCCAGTTGTAGTCGCTGTGACTTCAATAATGTTGGCAACAACGTTGGAATTGTTTCCATTGACTGGCCACTGAAGGTTAGTGGTTGTGCTGATTGTTAGGCTCTCATAACCAACCTGAGATGGGCTGATCGTGGAACCTGTATAGGGGTTTACATAATAGGTCATGATTAACTATCCACTGCGACAGATTGACGATCTCCAACTCTAGATACATCTTCAGCTTTCAGGGCTTGAATAGCTTCCTGATACTTTTGCTCAAAGATCTGGCGTTGGTCATTTTTAAGGAAAGGCATTGCTTGCAAGAGTGTGCCAAACAACATTGCATTGGGTGCGTTCTGAGTCAGCCAGTTGGTCTGGTTGGTAGAACTCAATGGTTGAATGCGCTCATAGTAGAGCACTTCAAAGTTATACGATTGATCTGGAGTTGGTGCGATATACCAAAAGTCCCAACTTGTATCCGAATAAAACAAAGGAGTCGCAGTATTGGTATTGACTGGCCAGTAATTGGTCAGGTACTCATACTTGCGCAATAGGACTGGGTTACGGTTGCCACTGCTATCGGTATAGTTCATGGATACCGTTTTGCGCCATCTTGAGGGCTTCTGAATCACTGGGTTACCTGCGGTCATAGTTGCCTCAACAATTTGAAGCTGACCCAATGTCTTGATTTGCTGAGCAATCTCAAACTCAGCCAAAGTGATGAAAGTTGGGATCGCATTGATCGTTGCAGAATCCGATCTCTCCAAATACTGTGGAACGATGGCAATCAAGTTGTCATAGGTCAAAACCCATGAATTTGGATTGTCTGGCGTTGTTGCAACGGTGGTTGTCATGATATCCCCATTTTTATGCTATTTTCCCACTAAGCACTCAAAACATCAAGCGCTTTGCGAGTCAAGGCTATGCGCTCATCAAGTCCAAAAAGACCTCCATTGATGCGCTTGCATAGACCTTCTTCATTGCCTGATTCAGCCAGTTGGTTGCACCCATGGGTAGACCAGAACCAACCTGCACTCATGGCTGCCCACATCGGTGTTGCAACCAGTTGAGGGTTCATCACAAAATCCTGACCCAAGGCTTGGCCACAGTGCCAGTAGTTATCGTGAAAGGTAAGTTGGATACAGCCGCGTCCGTGGAAGCGATGCCCATCTCCAGAAGCTTCATCTCGATTACCGCCTCGATTGGCGTAAATTCTGTTGGCGATCTTTTCGGGATTGTGGGCGTAAACGGCAATTTCTTCTGGCTTGAACTTGTGACCAAACAGCTTTTGAAGGGTTTCTGCTCGGTAATTAAGGTTTTCTTCCAGTGTTTTGAAATGGTTGCACTCGTGAGAGCACTGTCCGATAAATGCGGCTTGCTCTTTGACGGTAAAAATGCTGAACTTTTGGATAGTTGCATTCAGTGGTTCCACCCATTCTGGCCCTATTCCAAGAGCGTGAAGTTTCTCAGTCGTTATCATAGTTGAACCAGAATAGCAAAAAGCACGAAAACGATAGCGCACATAAGAATAAGAGTGACTTTATCATTCATTTAACCCCCTCATTGACGGTTTTCATTACGGTTTCGTACTGGGCGATACAGGAGTTGAGGGAGACGATGGCGCTGTCTCCGTCTGAGGCGATTTGGACAATATCTTTAATAGCCTGTCTGTCAGATTCGGTTCCACTGGCTCCATTCCCAGAGGTGGAACCTGAATCGGCTTGTACACCACAGGTGGAGGGGAGGCGCAACTCGCCAGAGTCAATGCGAGCATTGATAGAAGCAGTCTTGGTCTTGATGTCATCTTTTGCTTTCTTCAGTTGTCCGTTGGCTTTGGCAAGTTTTTGCCCTAATTCTGCCTCTTTTGCCCTAGCTTCTCCATTAAGGCGCTCAATCTCTGCTTTATCTTCTGCAACCCGTCTTTCATAGCCGTGATGATCTGAGACATAGTAACCTCCTGAAATAACTAACACCAATCCCACTACCTTCAAAACGATGGCATGGGGCTTCAACATTGGCAGAAAACCCACCAAATAGCTCAATACATAAGCAACTGCACCGCCAACTAAGGCAATGACAGCTATCCAATAAAAGAGGTCATCAAAGAACCATGACAACCAACTCATATAGCCTCTCTTCTAGCCATGGCCATGCGCTCTCTTTCTTCCTCATGCTCCAACATAGGAGGCGTTGTGGGAGGTGGAGGAGGCGTCCAAGCTTGAGTTGGGTCAATGCTGAACCCAGATGTTGAATTGTCTAGATTGGAGCCGTTAAAGCCCATAGGCGTGCCCATGGAGTTATACCCAACCCTTTGCATGGGTTGACCCATACATGGGTTCATGGGCATCATAGGAGGTGGTGGAGGCACGCTAGACTTGCCTGTGAGCACCAAACTGACCACGGTGAATATCTGAGCCATGACCATGGACAAAATAGCTATGATGGCTTTATCCGCTGGCGCCTCATTGAACAACGGTTGCTCCACAAAGACAATGCTGTAGGAGAAAAGCGTTGCCACCATCACCAACACAAAACAAAATGTCTTGAGGATGAATGCCTTTGTTTCGGCTTCTAGTTGTTCAGGGCTTTTTGTCATCTCTGTTCTTGTTGAAAAATTCTGGACAATTTTGAGCCGCAACGCAGAGAGGAGGCTTGCAATCTTTTTCTTCCCAGTTGTTAGGGTCTTGGCAATGATATCTGTAGTGATC